GTATAGGAGCTCACAAAAGATCTCTTAACAAGGCAATCATCTGTGCGGCCGGTCTATGGCAAAAAGAAAAGGGCAAAATTGTTAAGCTTTTTGGAAGAAAAGTGTTGACAAGCCCAATGCGATTATATTATAATAAGCTTCGCCCGTTGATGGGCAGGCATATGGCGGCATAGCTCAGTTGGCTAGAGCATTCGGTTCATACCCGAAGTGTCGTTGGTTCAAATCCGACTGCCGCTACCAAGCGGCCCGGTGGTCAAGCGGTTAAGACACCGCCCTTTCACGGCGGTAACACGAGTTCGATTCTCGTCCGGGTCACCATCCATATGCATGCGGGGCTGCCTATAGCTCCCCCGCCTACATTAGGACGCGTAGCTCAGCTGGTTAGAGCGCTCGCCTCACACGCGAGAGGTCAACGGTTCGAGTCCGTTCGTGTCCACCATAAAAAAACCACGTAGTTACAAGGTTTGTCGCCTTTGCTGCGTGGTTTTTATTTTTCTTTGTATTACGTATTGTCGTGAAAAATATCGGATTATCTTGAAATAATGCAAGTCAACTGTCGGACATCAGGACGAAAGTGGTTTTTATCAATCGTGATACGGGCAAAGATACAGTAGATTTTTATGCTATCAATATTCTATTTGACGTTACCATAAATTGTGATATGATGTTATTAACATGAACCATAAACAGGGTTGAAAGGAGTTATTTTATGAAAACGATCATGGTTTACAGGGGCGGCCTTCCGGACGCTCCGTCCTCCGAACTCTTTGAAGTTGACATTGACAAGAAAGACCTGATCCTGTCCCAAATCACACTCGGAGCCTTGAAGAACAAGGTGATCCAAACCTATAAAATCCCATTAAAGAACATTGTGGAATGTGGTTGTGTTACGGAAAAGGAACTTGTGGAAGCCGGGAAAAGCGTGGTCGGCCGTGGAGTCGTTGGTGGGTTCCTGTTCGGTCCTGCCGGCTTGGTCCTCGGTGGATTAAGCGGCGTAGGAAGTAAAAAGAAGGAAAAGGTTGTCGGCCTTTTCGTGGTTTCCTATATTTCCCCGCGCTCTCCCGGCGAATTGAAAAGCTTTGTACTGGACACAAGTTGGAACAATCGCGACCTTCACAACATTCGTTTCGCGAATGACGCCAGGAAGAAGGCGGAGAAGGTGGAAAAGTCGGCTCTTGTGTTGGATTTTCTGGCACAGAAACGGGTGGGAGACGCCGTGAATGATGATGGAAGTATAACGCTTTAACGGTCGCAAAAGAGAAAAAAGGCGGACAGGAGGCCCTGTCCGCCTTTATCATTTCAGTAGTTTGTTGATTTCCCGCGTGATCTTCCTGGACACTCTGGCCTGTTGGGTGTCTTTTGTCTTCTTTGCGGCACGCTTCATGGTGAAGTGTCCCCGGACGTAGCCGCCCTTCGGGCCGACGAACATTCCGCCTTCCGGGTCGTCCCGGTTGTAGACGAAGGTATGGCCTTCCCAGTGGCCGGGGACAAAGTGACTCCGGAAGCCGTATTCAAGATGACTCGCATAGTCCAGGCCGTTGTAAAACCGGACGATGAACTTCCGCCCGCTCCGTCTAGCGGTCTTATCGGCCTTCCAATTCCGGCGGTAGGCCCCGGTATTCACGACCCCGGTCTTCTGCCGCTTCGGCTCACTCATGTCGTCGGTGCAGATTCGGCGGGCCTGTTTTACGGCGTAGACTCCTTCGCCGACGGCGATCTTCCCCATGATCTCCGGGACGTCGCCTTTCAGGGTTTCCAGTTGGCCGATCCACTGGACCAATTCATTCTTGTTTACGCTCATTTTTTATTCGGTTTCTTCTGCCGTGTCCGCCTTCGGCACATCGTATGACATGGCCAGTTCGCTATCCGCCGTCCCCTTCGTCGTGGGATCGGTAATACACGCCCACACAGAGCCAATGACAGACACTACAATCACAGGGTTGTTCACCGCGTTACGCAGGGCATCCCACAGCGCCGCCCAGGTCGTCATATCCTGCCACTGTGCGCCCAGGCCGACTAAGATCGGGCTGATGACGGCAATGATGATCTGCGCCCAAAAGGTCGGATTTTTCAGACGGACTTTCCAGTTAATATTCATGATAATTCCTCCAAAATATAATTTCTGCCCTCCGTCGAACGGCGGAGGGCTTTTAAAATTAATCTACGATCATCCAATCGTCGGCAAGCATATCGGATTGAGATGCAAGCCACCCCATCTGTACGCCGCTTGTACCAACAAAGGCGATTGCCTTATTTCCGATTGCCTCATGCTCACAGTTCACAATTTCGCCGATTGTAGTCTTGTACGAAATTCCGGTAGCAAGCTGGATGTACTGATTCTTGCCATTCCAGCCTTTGCGGGCTACTTTTTTGCCCATTCTCATTGCCTCAATCGCTTTTCCAAAATCCATAATTTATTCCTCCAATTTTTAATTTCTGCCCTCCGCCACTCGACGGAGGGCTTTATAATTAGACCCACAGCCCCGGTATGTACGTTGACAATGCCAACAATCCCAGGGCGATTGCATTGACAAGCGCCGCAACGCTTACCCATATACGCATCGTTTTCACCTCACAATCACGGATGCGATCAGACTGATTAACGCCGCCACACCTGCGGAGATCCCAGCCGACAGCAGCTTATCCCACCACATGGACGGGCGGTGCTCCAATGCACAGAGGCGGCTGTCATGATCCTCCACCGCCTTTTGATTGGCCTCCACCAGCTCACCCATTTTGATCGTCAGCTCTTCAATCTTTTGCAGGCGGATTTTGCAGTCGTCAATATCGCGCAGGTCGCGGGCAAACCTCTCATCCATCACCTTGCACTTCGCCTCGCAAACTGCCTTATCTACCGGATCCATTGCAACGCCTCCCATCACCGGATATCCGACTTGTTAATATAGCCAGTCACATAATTACCCGTAGGCGTTTTGCCGCAATTTGCGGCGCTGGTGGTGATCCGGTATCTTCCGCTGATTTCCACGCCATCATAGAGGTAATAGGTACCCGTCTTGCGGCCTGCCGCCGTCTTAGCTGATGCGGAGCCATATAAGACAGTATTGCTCAGTCGGATGGCCCGGCCTTTTGCATAGAGGTTTTTCGGCTTTGCGTCACTGCCACCAGATGCTGCACCGACTGCCGCCGCATCGACCCAGCCATACACGCCCTTGCCATCCTCGCTGATCAGGTGGAAGGGGTGCTTTGCGCCCGGTACGGTGGCCGTTACCTTGCATTTGCTCGCGCCGCGCGTGCTGGCCGCTGTTGCCGCAGTGGATGATGCGTAGACTTTCCCTCCTGTAAACTGGACGATATCCCCCACGCCGATGGCTTCGGGCTTGGTAGAGGGTGCATCACCCGCCGTGCTCCTTTTTCGCAGTCCAAGATAGCTGACCGCCGCCTTCGCATACGCCTCACCGACTGCCCTGAGCTTCGCATCTGAGTTGATCTTCGCCCGATCCTTTGCGTTGTCTACAAACGCATATTCGCCGAGGATGGAGGGGATACCCGTTGTGGCCGCCTGGCGGCACATGCCGAAGTTGTAGCTTGTGCCCGCCTTGCTCTCCTTGATCCCCCGGCTCTTTTGGCCGAGCTTCACCATTTCAGCAAGCACTTTTTGCGCTAGCGACTTCGAGGGCGCGTGCGTGTGCCAGTAGTAGACCTCGCAGCCCTCCCCTCCGCCGGCGTTATAGTGGATTTCGAGCACGAGGGAGGGCCGTTTCTTCTCGACTTCCTCCATTTTGTAAGCAACTGTGCAGCTTTTGTCCGTTGTGCGGGCCATGACGGTCTCGCATTCGTAATTTCTCAGGTAATTCTGGCAAGCCAGCGCGGTTTTGAGGGTCAGCGCCTTTTCGATGTATTTACCGCTTACCGCGCCCGGATCGCTCCCGCCGTGCCCGGCGGCGATGTAGATTGTTGCAGCCAATTGAGATGCTCCTTTCCTACTGTAATGGAGTTTCTGTAATGATCGGCAGCTCCAGCAGCTCACGATACATGATTTCGCCATGCCCGTTTCCGCCCAGGCCTGCATAGACGGCATACAAATTCACAAGCCTTTGCCGGACGGAGAGAGGGATGCCCGGAGCGCCGATATAATCGCGGTAGATTTTATCGAGGCTGTCATATAACAGCTCGGTGGAAGCCTTTTTGAGCAGCTCGCTGCTCACGATTTTTGCCTGATCCGCTTCAATGTGC